GCGACGCAAATTCTGCCGGATCACCGCATTGCCCGCTGCCGGAAGCGCGGCGCCGGTGATTGTGATGATCATGATTTCCGGAGCTGCATATTGCGGCGCCAGCAGCACGGCGCCTTGATAGGGCACCACGGTCAGCGTGTTTGCCGCAGGCGCCACCAGCGTGCCATATTTCGCCGGCACGAGGATGGTTCCAAAGCTGAGCGTTGCACCGGTCAACACCGTATCGGTGAAAAATTCGATGCTTTCAAACAGTGAGTTCATCGGCCATTCGGGGCAGGTGATAATGTCGTTAATTGCGTTGACCTGGCCCGCATAGGAAAAAATACTATGGCTTCCGGCGCGGGCCGCATCGACGAACGCGCCATCGCCCTGAAGTTGGGGCACGGCGCCATCCAGAACGCCTTTGACCTGGGTTACATAATAGGTTGCCATTGTGTGTCTCCAAATATTGCTGTGTCCGGGTGGCGCCAGTATGGCGCCACCCGGGGATAATCATGCTTCGTTGTTCAGGACATAGCCGCTCATGCCATCCTGGATGCGGGTCACCGCCGCGCAACTGCGGGCATAGACCTGTGCTTCAAAATGGAGATCGTTGCGGATCGAGATATTGGTGAAAATCTCTTCCCAGAAGCCCAGCCCCACACCATTTTTCACCCAGAACGGGTTGATGCGGTTGCCACCGGAAATCGTTGGCGCGCGCGCGGAATAAAGGGGATCGTTAAGATTGACTTCAATGATCTGGAACCCGGCGAGCGATTTCAGCGAGATCATGCTGCCAGTGCCTTCAATCACTGGAAAATAGGCGCTGGCAAAGTCTTTGGAGGTGACCTGTACCTCAAGCAAAAGGTCTGTAATCTGTTTCGGCGTCAGCATGATATAGGCTTGGATCGTCTTGAAATCGACATTGCCAAGCGCGAGCAATTCGCGCGCCGCGAGCAGCTTGTAAATGCTCATATGGTTGCTGCCGCCAGCGCTATAACCGGTATTCGCCGCGATAATCTGGCCCGCCGGAAACGGCACGCTGACAGCGCCGCCTTTGCCAGTGCGCCGGGGGCCAAGGAAACCGTTAATGAACTGGCGCACCCAATAGCGCCGGATCGCGGCAGTGCCCTGCATGACATAGCCGCCCTGAAGCGACACGCCCGCAATCAGCTGATCCTGCTTGTTGACTAGGCGATCGAAATATTCGGGCTGCTGCTTGAAAATCCAGATGCGATCCTGGTTTCCATCCAGCGGAATGATTGGCTCGTGCCGGTTGCGGATCGGCTGGGTATCCACCGCACCGAACAGATCCTCGACATCAACACTTTCGCCTTCGCCCGCGAAATCCCATTCGATGACGCAGTCACGAATATCCCCGCCCATCGGCTGGAGCAGCAGCTGCATGTTATTCTTGAAACCGACAATCGCAGCATTATTGACAATATCGACCATATTGGCCTCCCAAAAATCATGTTCAACAGGATTTTCGAAAGGCTGGGGCCGCTGTTGCGGGGCCGTTTCTCGCGATTAACGTCCGCTCGACGGATGCGCCCCATCAGGGTTGCCGGGGCTCTGATAGCAATAGCCATGAAAGCTGGGGCCGACAGCGCGTCTTCTCACAACGTTTGACGCGCCGTCAAGCCCCCGATGAAAAAAACTCAGCCAGGGCCTTTCTGGTCGAGCCCCCACGCTATGGCATTCGTCCATTGTGTAAACTCGGCCAGTGCCGCCGGATCGCCATTGCGGTATCGCGCCGTCCAGCTTTTGTCCGCTCTGGCGGCGTCCATCTTTGCTTGCGCCGATTGCGGCGAAAGCCCCATCGGCTGGCGCGCGCCATTGACGAATACGTCTTCAGCTACCCGGCTACCAAGATTTTTCAGCATGCTATGGGCATCCTTATGGCCAAAGGCAGCTTCAAGCTTGGCCTTGCGCGCATCATCAATCCCCATCGCCTCCTGGCCGCGCCGCGCCAGCTCCATATTGGTGGTATAGGCTTGGCCCCATTCGGTTTTTAATGCATCGCGCTCGGCCGCATCGGCCATCGCGTTATCGTTTATCATCGTCATGATCTGATCATTCCACCAGCGCACAGTGGCTTCCGCCATTGCCGCTGGCATATTGGCCGCAAAGGCCATGTCCTGAAACCCTTTGGTGAAGGCCTCGTTTTGCGGCGCCCCTTCGGGCGCGTTGATCTTATAACCCTCCGCGCTCTCAGGCCGCCCCAGCTGGCTCCAGAATTCGGTAAATTTTTCGGGCGGATCACCCTCTTTCGGAATGGCGGCGCGACTATGCATCAGCACATCGGCTTCGCGCGCGCGCTGGATGACCGAGTCCAGATCGGCATAGCCCTTTCTCTGCACCCATTCGCGCGGCGATGGCTCGTTTTCGGCAAGCGGCTTGTCGCTCGCGAAGTTGACCCAGCTATCGGCAGCGGTCGCCCCGGCGCCTGCATTGGCGTTGGCATCAGCGGCGGTACCCGCTGCGCCGTCCCCCGGATTGCTATCAAGGCTCATAATCAAACACTCCTTTCATGGCCCGGACATCAGCGTCGGGCAGGTTCAAAAAATACTGGATGCGCAGCCAGATATTGCGCTGGCCATTATTCATATCGGTTTCCGAAGCCGTGGCGCCTTGGGTTGATCGCTGCGCAAAACAGCAATCGCGCAAATCGGCGAGCACCCGCTCCGCATGCAGCGCCAGCACTGGATCGGACTGCGACCCGAAGAGCACGGCATAGCTGACGGCAAGCGCCACTTCGGCGTCTTTAATATCGCTCAGTTGCGCATCAAAAGGCGCATCAAATGCGTCCGGATCGGCGCTCATGCGCCCGCCCCGCCTTCGGCCAGGCTGCGTGCTTTGGCAAGGTTCAGCGCCGCTTGGCTCGCGGGCTGGGCGGCCTGCGAGAGTGTCGAAATGCCTTGCTGCACCGAGCGCGCCTGGCGCATGTCCGCCAGCTCTTTCGGGGTCGACAGATCATCAGGATCAACCCCGTAATTCACCGCTTGGTTGCGGGCCAGCCGGTCATTTTTCAGCAGGTCGAAGACCGTCGGATCAATGCTCGCAAACGGCTCCATGGCCTGAATAAAGGTTGCAAGATTTTGTGCTTTGGCCGAAGCCGCAGCGCGCGTGATCGGATTGTCAAAGATGAAGCGCACACCGGCGCCGGCCTCATAAAATTCCGGCGGCGGCTTGGCAATCTGGCCTGCCCGCATCAGAATATCAAGCTCGCGCTCCACCTGCGGCGCAAGGCTTTCGGTCATTTGCCGCTCGGAATTAGGCGCCTGAAGCAGCATGGCTTCGCGCTTGCGCCCGATAAATTCGGTGGCCGTCTGCCGGTCGATCGGCGCGTTCATGATTTGAAACACATGCATGAGAAAGGCGTGCTTCACGGTTTCCTGATAATGGGTCATATATTCAAGGCCTGCGGGCAGGTTTGTGCCCGTCAGGAGCGGCTCAATTTGGCGCATTCCGCGCACCATGCCGCCCGGAATGCCTTTGCCGGGGCTCATCGACATCCGGTTGAAACTGCCGTCGCTCGGGGTCAGCATCGGCGGATTGACCGCGATGTGCGTCGCGCGCATCAGCGATTTTGACATGACGTTAAGTTGCCGGATTGTGCCCAGCACCTTGATTGCTGGCGATCGTCCATATTGATCGCCCGGAGACAAATCATAGCGGCTCACAATGAGCGGAATCGTGTGATAGCCGCCTGTGGCAACGAGGCATTTTTCGTCTACATTCAGATACAGGCTTTGCACCGCAAAACGCTGCGCATCGAGCCGCCCGGGCTCCCAGCTATTATTGGGGCGAAGCACATGCACATAACAGCTCTTGGTGTCCGGCTTGTTATCCACAAGCGCTTGACGCACACGCGGCGGCAGTTGATCAGGCGCAAACATCTGCGCCGCCTGGCGCGCCGTCAGATCAAACTGGCGATGAACCGTATCGGGGCGCCCTCTGAAATCTTCATCAATATAAATTTCGGAAAGATGCACTGCCTTGTAAAACAGGCCACGGCCTACCCATTCATCAACCCAGAGCGCCGCTGTTCCATAAACGCCCAAATGTCGCCAGCGCAGCGACGATTGGCTCCCATAGCCTGTGAATGGCGCGTTCCGGCAGGCATGAAGCCGGTCGGCAGCGTGCGCCGCCCAGGCGCGAAATGCGGGCAATGCGTTCAGCGCGCCGTCCGTGCTTTCCACTTGCGACCATTGTTCGCCCGGCGGGCAGAGCATGCCTGCATTGGTGGCTTCAAATGTTTCAAGGCCCATCGGCGCCGTGCTGTCAAACAGATGGGCGTCGCGCTGCTGGCCAGGTGTTTGCGAAAAAAATCCGCCCGCCATATCAGGATCAGTCCATTTTTCGGCCTCTTGCCAGAGCGGCTCGCGCATCTGGCGTTCGGAGACGAGCGTATCGTGCCGCGCCAGAACGCGCTCAACCAGATCCGTGTCTTGCGTCGTCATCAACATGCTCGCCTCCTCTTGGCTTGATTAATGGCTAAGCGGCAGAATGACCTGCCGTGAAAGCCGCACAGTTTCGCCGGGGTTGAGCGTAATCGGTGCCATCACCGGCACGATCGCCTGATCGCGCCCGTCGATTGTGATCCGCCAGGCCGCAATATCTTGCGCACCAGGAACCATGTCGCCCTCAATGTTAATATCGGCCAGACACACATCGCCATTGCCTTGCCGCTGCCACTGATCGGGCCGAACCGTCATGACATAGCCAGGCAAGATCACATTTCCGAACCGGTCAAGCATTTCAATGACGCTAGACGCTTTCAGCCAGGCTTCCGGCGGCAACGCTACGTCAAGCGGGATGATGTCCGGCATGCCGCTTGAATTGGTCTTGGCTGACGGCATGGTCTGCGCCGGGAGAACGCGTCCGGTAACAACCGCGATCACCTCACGCAGGTGATCGTTGAGGCTATGAACGGTTTCGATCAAATGCCCAAACGGCGCGGCGCGCGCAAGCAGCGCATCTATTTCTTCCACAAGCGCCTCAATCGCCGCCAAATCCGGAGCGCCATTCGGGACAGCCTCAGGCACTGGCACGGCCTCACCGCCAGCCTGGGCAGGACCGCCATCCTGGGCAGGCTCAGGGGCTGGCACGGCCTCACCGCCATCCTGGGCAGGACCGCCATCCTGGGCAGGCTCAGGGGCTGGCACGGCCTCACCGCCAGCCTGGACAGCCTCAGGGGCTGACACAGCCTCACCGCCATCCTGGACAGCCTCAGCCCCCGCTGGATCGTTAGAGCCTTTCAAATTACCCATGTTTTTTTTCCTTTTCCTCATGTCACTGTCCCAAGAGCAGCTTGGGGCCGATCCCTGGCGGCAACACGCCGGTGTCACCGG